AGCATATTGGCAATGAACTGGATATTTCTCAACAAGAAAAACTCCGACGAGTACATAGAAATGTTTGCTCGCGGATCAGGTACAGTGCCAACAGAATTGGAAACATGGCGCTACGAAGATAGCCCCGATCCCCTGGTCATCCGCGGTATTTTAAAACACAAGATTATCAAACAATGTTGGGAACACAAGAGACCATTTTGGTACATGGATTCTGGATATGTTGGTAACAGACCCAATCTTCAAAATCCACATGGATGGAAACAATGGCACAGGCTAGTGCCCAACAACTTACAGCACGGTGAAGTAATACCAAGGCCTGCTGATCGTTGGCAACGACATGCTATTGCCATGCCTTCACGTCAACGTGGCAGTAAAATACTGCTGGCAGTGCCAGATGAAAAGCCTTGTATATTTTACAACATCAATCTAGCAGAATGGATCGAACAAACAGTTGCCACAATCAAACAACACACTGATCGAGAAATTGTGATACGTGAGCGCAATCCCAATCGACAAGCACGAGTGGCCAGTGACTTACAATCAGCACTGTCTGACGTTCATGCTGTGGTAACGTATAATTCCATTGCAGCCACAGAAAGTATACTAGCCGGTGTGCCAGCGTTTGTATTGGCACCATCAAATGCTGCCATGCCAGTGTCAAACACTGACCTATCAGAAATTAACAATCCGTGGTATCCTGAACAAGATCAAATCTATGCTTGGGCATGTCACTTGGCCTATGGACAGTTTCACAATTCAGAACTGCTAGATGGTACTGCACTAAGAATATTACAGGAGACAAACAATGCGTGAACATTATGGATGGCAATTCCCAGACTTTGATACCCACTTCCCCAAGATGCTAAAGAAAAGCGTTGACCGAGGCGGACCTGCAGAATACCAAATTGCAGTGCGACATCGCAGTATTGCATTGTGTTCTAGACGCGGAACTGCGCTGGACATTGGCGCTAATGTGGGACTATGGGGTCGTGACTTGGTAGACAATTTTGCCAAGGTTGTTGCATTTGAACCAGTTGCTGTGTTTAGAGAGTGCCTGGAAAAGAACGTGACAGGCGATAACTTTTTTATCAGTCCATTAGCATTAGGCGATCACGACACTCTTGCCACAATGATCATCACAGAAGGCAATAGTGGCCACAGCCATTTAGATCCAAATACCCTAGGTACTGGTGATGTGCTAGTGGTAAAACTTGATAACTTAAACATAGAAAACATAGACTATATAAAGATAGACTGTGAAGGATACGAATACCGTGTGCTGCAAGGTGCAGAACAAACAGTAAAACGCTGGAGGCCTATCATAGTTGTAGAACAAAAACCACATGATGCTTACAGCAAGGACTATGGACAATTTGCTGCCATAGCATTGTTGGAATCGTGGGGTATGATCAAGCTAGATCAAATTAGAGATGATTGGATTATGGGATGGCCATGAAAATAAGATTCTTTAGTGATGCTTACCTTGCACAGCCGGCCGGTTCTGCGGGCCCGGGCCGCGATGGGCAGAGCAAACGAGCCAGTCATAGACTACGTGGAGATGTAACCTGCCAGGCATTGTTGGAACAAGGTCATGATGCAAAAATACTCACCGACTGGAGCGAAGTTGACTCAGATACTATTGTTATCTTTTTAAAATACAGTTCAGTAGATAGTATACAACGTGCTCGAGACCTCGGTGCCCGAACAGTTTATGATCTTTGTGACAACAAATTTGGAGAGAAAAAAGAATATGCACCGTGTTGCTTGACCGCAGACTTGGTCTCGGTCAACAGTGTTCAAATGGGGGTAAGTGTAAAAACCCACACAGGGAGAGACAGCATTGTGATGCCGGATCCGTTTGAACGTCCTAAACTGCTACCAAAATTTTCTCCTGGTACTGATATCAACTTGTTATGGTTTGGGTCAAAGAGTAGTTTTAAATTTTTACCTATGGTAGAAATATGGCAACGATTAGAAAAAGAAGTAGGCAATTACTCTTATACCATGGTCAGTGCCAATACTGATAGACTCCTTAGTAAATTTCAATTAAGGCAACGAAAAGGAGAAGTGACTGGCATAAATCTTGATCGTGTGATCATGAAAGAGTGGACATGGGAGTTACAAGGACAATTGCTGGAACAGTGTGATATTGTGCTGATGCCAGTGCAGACTGATAACCCAAGAACTGACACCAAAAGCGCAAATCGCGTGATTGATAGTTTGATTTCAGGAAAATTTGTGATCACCACTCCCTTGGCCAGTTACGAAGAGTTTGCTCCATACACCTGGCAAGATGACTACATTGAAGGTATCAAATGGGCTCAGGCAAACCCTGACCAAGTAATTGATAAGATTACAAAAGGACAACAATACGTAGAAGAAAATTATTCTGCCGCAGTATTGAGTAACAAATTTATAGAAAACATTATGTATGCTATTAAAGGATAAAGTGCAAGACTGCATCGAAAATCAAGTTCCTATTCAGTTACATTTAGGATGTGGTCCAGTAAAATTACCTAACTATCTCAATGTAGATGGAGAATATTGTGCTGGTGATCCTGAAATCATAATACACGATATAGCCGACGCATATCCTATTCCCGACAACTGTGTTGATGGAATTCTAAGTGTGCATGTGATAGAACACATTGAACATTGGAAAATTCGTAGCATGCTTGCTGAGTGGCATAGAATACTTCGACCAGGTGCCCAGGCAGCAGTGGAGTGGCCTGACTTGTTAAAGGCCTGCACATTTATAGCCGCAAACCCAGACTCGTTGATCTCAGATGATCGAAGAGTCTTGAAAAAAACTATTCATTCCATATTTGGCAATAGTAAATATCAAAATAGAGCGATGATGCATGCTTACGGTTACAGTGCAGCATCAATGACTCAATTGTTCACCGAAGCAGGATTTAGTATTGTGAGATCCGAAAACAACTTGTATGCAAAAACCAGTTCAGACAGCAGAGTAATAGGAATAAAATAATGCACCCATCATCAATGAAAAATATGAAGACTCTCTTTGACAAATACATCACCAAAGAGTTTATATCTACATCTACGCCTTGTAAAATATTGGACTTTGGGGGTAAAAATATTAGAGGGTTAGGAACCTATTACGATCTGCTGACGTCAGACGAGTTACCTTACAATGAACACAATGTTGATTACAGGGGTATAGATCTTGATGCTGGCCCCGGAGTATCTATTGTGCTTGATGATCCATACAAAGTTCCCTTGGAAGACAACTATGCAGATGTTGTGATTTCAGGTCAGATGTTTGAACATTGTGAATTTTTCTGGTTGAGTTTTTTAGAAATGGTCCGCGTAGTCAGACCAGGTGGATATATATTTTTAATAGCGCCCATGACCGGAAAGGTACATCGATATCCTGTGGACTGCTGGAGATTTTACCCAGATGCTTATGCCGCGTTGGCCAAATGGGGTAAGGTAGAGTTAGTGGATGCCTGGACTGACTATGACGGTAGCAAATGGTGGGATCAAGTGGGTGGTTTTAAAAAATGATCATGCCATCAGAGTACTACAAACAAAGTGTTGAGCTAGGACAACAATTCCAAAAAAACAATCCCAAAAACTGGGCTGGCAACGACAGCAAAACATATCACAATTACATACGATTTCTCATGGATCGCTATGATGCCCAAACAGTATTGGACTATGGTTGTGGCAAGTCACAACAATACACTGACGTAGTGCCATATGGATTGCCTGGCGGTGCCATGAGTGAGCCAATGACTTTTCAAACTCGAATCAATGCTGAATCAGTCTACAAATATGATCCTTGTGTGCCGGCATTTGATCAAGAACCTGTTGGACAAAAATTTGACGCTGTTATTTGTACACAAGTGCTGGGCAGTATTCCAGATGCTGACATGCTTTGGATCAAGCACAAGTTCATGAATTATGCAACCAAGTTTGTTTTTATAGGACTTCATAGTGTACCTGGCAAAACTAAAAAACGTATGTATGATCCTACTTATGTCAATTACACTCGACCAGTAGAGTGGTATCAAGAACAATTTAGTGCCTGGACTGGTCCCGATTTGTATTGGTGGTTTAGAGATTCTGATGCCACGTGCAATGACTGGTACAATATATGAAGATAGGATTTAACTGTAGCAGTTTTGATTTATTACATGCCGGGCATGTAACAATGTTAAAAATGGAAAAACAACTGTGTGACTATTTGATTGTGGCCCTACAAACAGATCCCACACTTGATCGTCCAGGTATTAAAAATAAGCCAGTACAAAGCACATACGAACGATATGTACAGTTACAAGCCTGCAGATATGTAGATGAAATTTTGGTATACGATACCGAATTTGATTTGATGCAACTGTTGCAAACTCAAATCATACACATCAGATTCCTCAGCGAAGAATATATTGACAGGGATTTTACCGGCAAGAAATGGTGCATAGATAATCACATAGAATTACACTATCACAAAAGATCACATGTATACAGTTCAAGTAATCTACGTGCAAGAACTGCCAGTCTTGAAAACACCAAAGACAATGTCAATGCATTGCCACAGCACAGCCCAGACCTACTAAACAAGGTAAGGTAAGAATTTTTTGTAAATCAAGCCTTGGCGACTTTCCGCGTCGGTCCAGTGACATGCACTTAGATCATTCAACCATTGTGTGCGATCAGGCATGACAGGGTTGTGAATTGTGTTGACATTTGTGTTGGCTACCTGCCAACACACACTGCTAGAATCATCTACCCACAATGGAATTCCCTGTAGTATTGCAGCAACTCCACTGCTACTGTTAAACACAAAAGCGCCAGCGGCATGTTTTAAATCTTTTAGTAAAGAACGGTGGATTGAATTACTTACTGTAACACCTGGTCGTACCAATGGCGTTGGATCCGCTACCTTTCCTGGGTGAGGACGTAATACAATAGGCATGTCAGTGAGTTGCTGTATAAGTTTTATTTTTTGTTCTGCCCAGTCCAACGGATGAAGCCCTTTCATGGTAAACCCGCCATCTCTTTGAATCAGCAACAATATGTATCTTCCAGTTGTGCGCCAATCATGCATGCGAACATTGAGATCTGTTGACAATTGATTCCATCTGGCAGAGTCTGAATTTTGATTGGCATAGTTTCCAGTGTCGTAAAAAGGACTGCCTATGCTGTAGCGTAGATACAAACTGTCGCTATCTGCAAATTTAAAACAATTTGCATCTATACACATGGTATGATTGCCTAACTGCTGCTGTTGTTGTATTATATGTGCTCTTAATTGTATATTAGGTGTGTGTTGTTTAGGACTTGCCCATCCTAACATCACTGCCAGTTTTGATGGTATGTATTTGTTTTGTGTTTCTACATGCACTCTAGCACCTTGCGATCGTGCGCCATCCGCAAACGCTATTAGGGTATCAACTTTTCTACCCGGAGTTTGTTTTTGCAACGAACTTAGATAGACAACAACATCATACATATTCGTTTAGTATTTTCCAAGCAGTTCCATCACGCATTTCTGCTTCGGTGAACTGGCAGTAAGCAATGTGTCTTGCCCAGGCAGCAACTTCATCTAGTGTGGGTATTTTTGGTGTTTCTATTTCACTCAATGATTGACTACACAATGCCGCGGCAGCATTAGGTCCTAGTGTAATGGCTGGTTTGCCTAACAACAATGCTTCACCTGCTGCAATACTAGAAAATGTAACCAAGCAATGTACATCTTGATCTAGCGCCATTTCCATAGTGTTATCAATTAGTCTGGTGCTACGACTTTGTTTGATTCTTATAATAATTGGCCTGTCAGTGTGTTTTTTAATTTCTTCTTGTACATTAGTCAACCAATCTTCAAGCACTATATCATAGTTGTTTAAGAGTTTTTGACTGGGCGGAGCAATAAGAATATTTGTTCCTGAGCGCATTTTTTTTGGTCTAACATTAGTTTTTTCTAATCTATCCCAAGGACGTTCAATAATTGGACCAAACCAT